CCATTGCGGCCCGAGCTGGATTGGCGACAGCGTCGAGCCGTCGACCTGGTTGGACCCCATCAAGAAGTCGCGCGAGGCGTCCACCCGGGCCGTCACCGCCCCGACCTTCTTTCTCTGCCCCTGAACGGTCGGCTCGCCCACGTCGACGTACATGCTCTGCAACTGGGCGGTGAAGCCGAGCCCGACGACGATCTTCGTTGCGGGCGTGTCGAGCGTGATGGTCCCGTCGTCGGCCACGACCCGCGGCGTGATGACCTCGCCGTCCGCGAGCCCGGTGACGCTTTGCCCGACGAGATGCCAGAGGCCTCCGATGACTTGCGCCGGTTCGGTCAGGGTCCACTTGCCCGGAGGAATGTTGGGGATGTAGAGGCCTTGGTTCATTTCCGGCATGAAGGAGGACATCGGGACGGTGAATACCGTTCCAACCTCGTAGGGGCTGATGAACTGGGTGATCGTCGCCGTCCCGCCCCCGGCCCGGATGATCGACCCGGCATGAGAGGGCGAGAACACCGGATCGCTGGTGAGGAACAGCGCCCCCGTCTCCAGAATGATGACGCCGGACGCGCCGGACCCCAGCCCGGTTGGGTCTTCGATCACCAGTTCCGGGTAGCTGTAGCCGCCGCCAGGCGACGTGATGTCGGCGCTGGTGACGGTTCCCCCGGAAATCGTCAGCGCGACGACGGCGCCCGAACCGGACCCCAGCCCGTTTTTATCCACCACAGAGGCGTAGGTCTGGGAGGAATAATTTCTTCCCCCCACAAGATTGCTTATGGCAAGGATCGAGCCGTCGCCGTCAGGGGCCGAAACCTGAAGGATCGCCTCCGGCTCCGGGTTCGGGTAGGCGAGGGCGCAATCGACGGCCCAGACATCCTCGACGTTGTTCCAGAGGCGCGCGTCCATCCGCTCGATGGTGATGGCGCATCCCGCGTTGGCGCAGATCGGGCGCAGCACCGCCATGTAGAGCGCGTCGACAGCCCCTTCGATGACGGAGGCCACGCTCAACACTTTGCCGAAGGTGTCGTGCCGCGCCCACCCCAGAACCTTCTCCGGCTTGTAGTAGGTCATCGACAGGAGGGCGCCGTCGTCGCGCACCGCCCACATCAGCTTGTAAGGCTCTTCGCACCATGCGTTGTCCTGAATTTTGTAGTTCAGGAACAAGTGCGGAGAATTAACGGTAATGTCCTGCCCGGTATAGTAGTTCACGAAGTAGTTGTTGAGGCTGAGGTCGCGGTAGATCGTGCCTTTCGCCTGCAAGTAGATGATGTCCCATTCGATCCGAACCGGCGACACGAACGGCGAAGCGCCGTTGAATACCTGCGGCTGGGCCTGCTGGCTCGACGGCGTGATCGGCTGCGGGTTGAGCGGCGACGAGCCGTTGCCGCCGACGATCCACGCGCTGCCCCCGGTGAGGGTGATGACCCCGCCCGGCATGGGGATCATCCACTGGATGCCGTTGACCTGCTGCGTCCACGGGGTTCCCTGGATCGCATCGGAGTCGATGGTCGGGATCCGGGTGTTCATGTTGAGGTAGGAGCCCACCACGCTCATCCAGTAAGTGTCTGGGTTGTTGAGCGTGTTGGCGTAGATCCGGCGCTGCTGGTAGTAGGACGGCACGGCGGGGTAGGTGCCGCTCGAAGGGCCGACGACGGGCGAGGCTAGCGCTAGGGCGAGACCGGAGCCAACGATGGTGATGGTGTCGGTCGGCAAATAGCCTTCGCCGCCGTCCTTGACGATGTAGGCGACGATGGGGCCGTTGTGGGTGGCGGGATCGTCAAATCCACCCGAGGCGTCGCCGTAGCCCGAATTGAGGATGACCGGCTCGATCACCGCGCCATGCCCGGTCGTGGTGTTGATCTGAACGAACGTCCCGGCCCACGGGTAGGCGTCGCCGCCGTTGACGACGTTGACGGCGGTGATCGCCCCGCGCGCAAATGGATTGACGTGCAAAGGCGGGGTCTGGGCGAAATCAGCGGTGACGTTCTGGTCCGTCCACTGGGTTCCGAACGACTGGGCGGCAAAGCCGAACAGGGAGCCGATAGGCACCGGGTTGGGATAGTAGCCCCAGGCCGAAACCGGCGTAGCCTTGTAGATGTTGTAGCTCTGCACCGGCTGCTTGGTCGTTCCTGATCCGGGGACCGGGGCGACCGGCGACCAGGTGACGGTGATCGACCCCTGATTGGAGGCGATGTCGACCGCTCCTAGGATCCCGTTGACCGGCGAGGCCACGCTTTCCGAGCCGTCGATCGGGTTCACCGCCGTCACGCAATAAGCGTAGGACGCCGTCAGCGGATTGGGGTAGTCGGTCATGTCGGTGAAGGAATTCAGCGCCCAGTTGAAGCTGCCGGTGACATTGACCGCTCCGGGCGGGCTGATGGTCGGGGCGAACGTGACCGGGGTGAAGACGAAGTTGTTGTCGGCAAACCGCTGCAAGTCGTAGGGCTGGTATTCGATAAAGCTGTCCTGGTTGACGCAGCAAAGGCTCATGACGTCGGCGCTTTGCGCGTACTTGAGCCACTTGATGTCTTCTTCCGCGTAGGGCGAGGCGACCGTATAGATTTCCGAAGCCACGCCCGCCGAGGTGTAGACGCCCCAGCCGGTCGCATCGACCGTGTCGCCGCAGACGTCGCTGAACGTGTAGGTGTCGCCGGAGACCGCCGTAACGATCAGGGTCTGGCCGTTCAGTTCGGTCATGCCTCCGATGCCGGAGAAACTGATCCACGATCCCTGATGGAAGGCGGACCCCCCGGTCCAGGTCATGTTGAACTCGATCCCTTGGCCGGGTCCGGTCGAGGACGCCTGCTGGACCGGGTTCGGCGGGAAGGAGGTATAGGTTCCGAGGGTGGCGATTTCCGCCGCGGCGCAGCCCATGAGCGGGTTGGTGAACACCGCGCCTGTTCCCGCGCCGGAGGTCGCCGCCTGGGTCAGGGTGTTGCCGGGATCGACCGCGAACACGCCGGGGTTGACGATGGTGACTTGGTTCGGCCCCAGCGTGATCCGCACCGTCGCCCCGGTCAGTCCTCCTCCGGTGACGGGCTCGACCGCGGGATTGGCCGGGTTGGCGCTATAATTCCCCGGATAGGACAGGGTCTGAAGGCTGGTGATCGCGCCGCTGCTCCCGATCAGGACTTGAGCGATGAAGGGAGTTCCGGTCCCGGTCGTCCCGGTGATGGTGGCGAGGCCCGGCGTCCCGCCCGTCCCGGCGCTGACCACCGAAATGGTGTTGACCTGGGTGAAGGCGATCAGGAGGCGCGCGAGGGTGGGGCCGCCGTTGAGGTCGATGGTGTCGCCCGGGGCGTAGCCGGATCCGGTCCCAAACCCCGGCTGGATCGCCACCAGCGCCGTCGTGGCTATGGCGATCTGGGCCGGGGTGGAGAACGTGCCGCCAGCGACGGTGACGCGGTCGCCGGGCAGATAGGACGCTGCGACGGCGCCGTTCAGCGCCAGAACCGACGAGCCCGCACTGCTCGAGGGAACGGTGACGGTCAGAGGGTTGGTGTTAGTCGCCGCCGAAGTGTCGAGGCTGATGTCGGTGACGTAGGCGCCGTCCGCGATCACCCGCATGTAGAAATTGCCGAACTCCAAGATGCGCCCTTGGAGGATCGAGAACTGGAACGGGATGAGCCGGGGCGGAAAGGCCTCTCCGGTCTCCTCCGAATAGCCGATGAACTTGGTCCCGCCCCTCGAATAGGCTCCCCCGGTGACGCGCGGGAACATGTTGCGCATCGTGGCCGCGCCGGCGTGGTTGCGCTGGAGGTCGGCGTGGCCGAAGAGCGCCGGGGCGAGCTCGCCCGAGGCGAAGGAGGATGGACTGAAGACCGGGGTTGCCATGGATCAGAACGCCGCCCCGCCGAGGGATATGCTGTCCCAGCCGCCGTAGAAGCCACCCATGCCCCCGCCGCCTTCCAGGCCGTACTCCTGCCCCCAGCCCCAGTAGCCCGCCCCGCCGCCCGCGTTGCGCGCCCTGATCCAGTCGGGGATGTGCGAGTTGACGTTCCAGTTCTCGTTGGCTGACCGGGCTCGCGCCTCCGAGATTTTGTCCTTGGCGATTGCGGCCTGCTGCATCCGCATCTGCATCCCGAATTTCTTGTCCTTGGACAGCGGCAACGCGATTTCGGAGGCGTAGTAGGCGACGAAGGCCTCGCGGAACTGGGGATCCCATTCGGACGGCGTCAGGACGAGCGAGGTGTAGACGAGGATCGCGTTCGGCACGTTGGTCAGGACGACGGTGCGGCCCATGGGCGAGAGGCCCTGCACTTCGTCCCAGCCCTCGTCGGCGGGCGGCGGGAAGTTGACATCGCGCGAAATTAGGAACCGGGCCGGGCGGGCGTAGCCGAGGTTGATCTGGGCGAGGCCAGACATGAGGGGAAGATTGCTGTTCGGCGGGGTGGCGTTGCCGGGGGGCGCTCCCGCGAGAAGCGGCGCCATCTGCCACGGGACGTAGATCGGGTGGACGCAGTCGTTGGGCAGCGCGTACTCGTAGACCCACGGGATCATCGCGTTGGTGTTGGTGCTGAATTGCCCGGTGGCGTCGGCCAGAATTTGCAACTGCTGCTGCTTGCGGGCGAAGCTCCAGTGGGCCGCTTTCAGGAGCGAGGCGAGGCAGGGGCGGTACTTGCGGACGCAGGTCTGCGCCTCGCGCGTGCCGTCCTCGATGTCGCCCAGCGTGTAGTCGATGCCAACGGCGTCGAGGGCTTCATTGGCGATGTCGGTAGGGAGCCACATGCCTTATCCCTTGCAATTTGCAATATGCTGTGTCATTCGGGGCCGTCGCCTGTGGTGAAGGGCGCGGGTACTTCATGCTGAAATGAGAACCCCGCACCCGTTAGTTCCCAGGCGGCATGACGAGCCGGGTAGTGAAGAGATCGGTTACTTCCTTTGGGAGGACGAGGTCGGCGGTGCAAATCCGTCCGGGTCGCGCAAGCGGCCCGTAGCTCAGTAAGTAGAGCGCGTTGTTGACCGTTTTCGCTCGTTCTCCCGGTTCGCCATGCCGCCAAGGCGGTGCGGATGGTGAAGAAGTCGGATACTTCTCAAAGAGGGACAGTTCGAACCTGTCGGGGGCTTCGGCCTCTAGGGCGTGTGGCTTCGCCAATACCCGATTTCACCCTTTCCTCCGCATCGCCTTGTCGGCAGGGCGGAATGCGTGGTGATTGTTTAGGGCTACTTCGCTGGGTGAAAGCTGGGCTTCAAAACCCCGGTTCGCGGTTCAAATCCGCTAGACCCTCGACGCCTGTTCCCGCATTCCGCTCTGCCGACTTCACGAACCGCCGCGGGCTCGAAAGGAGAGAGCCATGCGAACCAACGTCAGGTCCAGTCACTTGTACGGCCCGCCGATCTTCACTCACGAAGGCGCTCCGGCCAAGCACATCTCTCCCGAATTGCAGCTTCGCCGGTCGGTCCTCGCCTGCATGTTGTGGGAGGACGGCTTCTATGAGGACGGCAAGACCATCGCGGAGCGGATCATGGAACTGGCTTCCAACGTCCCGCCGGAGACGGTCGCCAATCTGGCCATCGAGGCGCGGCACGAACAGCACCTTCGCCACGCGCCGCTCCTCCTGTTGAAGTCGCTCGTCAAGCACGGCAAGGGCGCGATGGTCGCAGACGCCATCGAGACGGTGATTTCGCGCGCCGACGAACTGGCCGAACTCGTGACCCTCTACTGGTCCGACAAGGCCAACAAGAAGATGCTTCCGGCCCAGATGAAGAAGGGGATCGCCCGCGCCTTCCGCAAGTTCAACGAATACGCCTTGCAGAAGTACAACCGGGACGGCGCCGTCAAGCTGCGCGATGTCTTGTTCCTGATCCACGCCAAGCCGCGCGACGACGAACAGGCGGCGCTGTGGAAGCGGCTGGTCGAGGGCGAACTCGCCACTCCAGACACTTGGGAGGTCGAGCTTTCGGCCGGCAAGGACAAGAAGGCGACGTTCGAGCGGCTGATCCGTGAGGGCAAGCTGGGCTATCTCGCGCTCCTGCGCAATCTGCGCGGGATGGAGACGGCTGGCGTCGATGAAAGGCTGGTGCGCGAGGCCATCCTCGCCCGCAAGGGTGGGGCCGACAAGGTGTTGCCGTTCCGCTATGTCGCTGCGGCCCGCGCTGCGCCGAGGCTCGAGCCGGAAATTGACGCTGCGCTGATCGAGGCGATTGGCGGCTCTGCCCCGCTTTCGGGGAAGACGGTCGTTCTGGTCGACGTGTCAAGCTCGATGGACGTGAAGCTGTCGGGCAAGTCGGACATGTCGAGGCTCGACGCCGCTGCGGCGCTGGCTTCGGTCATCAACGGCGATCTGCGGGTCTTCACCTTCTCCAATGGGCTGGTCGAGGTTCCGCCGCGCCGCGGCATGGCGGGTGTGGACGCCGTTATCAAGTCGCAGCCGCATGGCGGCACCCGGCTGGGCGATGCGATCTTCACCCTGAACGGCGGCAACCACACCGGGGGCCATGTGCGAACGCCCTACGATCCGCCGGGCGTCGGCTGCGACAGGCTCATCGTCCTGACCGACGAACAGTCGCACGACCGGGTGCCTGATCCGGTCGCCAAGTCGGCGTGGATGATAAACGTGGCCTCCAACCAGAACGGGGTAGGCTACGGGAAGTGGAAGCACATCGACGGGTGGTCGGAGCATGTGATCCGCTTCATCCAGTCGAGCGAGGCCAATGACGCCCGCTGAACTCAAGGCGGCGGCGATACGGCTCTACGGCGAGCGCGGCCACACGGTTGCGCTCGCCCAAGCCCTCAAGGTCGACTACTCTCAAGTCTGGCGCTGGCTCTCTGGCCGGACGCCCATTCCCGGCCCGGTCGAGGCTGCGGTCCTTTGCTGGTTGGAGAAGACGCAGTGAAATGCGAGGTAGACAACCTTTTCGCAACGGCGGCGATCCTCCAAATCTCGATCCGAAAGGAGGGGGCGAAACTTGTGCTGTCCAGTAAGATCAAGCCGCCAGACGCCCTCCTCGACATGTTCAGGGCGAAGAAGTGGGCTATCATGCTCAGGCTGACGGAATGACCGAAGATCAGGTGGTGGCGTGGATCATCGTCCCGGTCGTAGTCGTCGTCTCGATGCTGATTGGCTGGGCGACTGGGTTCTACCAAGGGGCTAGGGCGATGTCCCAGTGGAAAAAATCCAATCCTAGCCGCGCTGCTTGTTCCACTCAGCCGCCGCCAGATCCTGCCCCTCCTGAACGCTCGCGATCTTGAAGGCGTCGGCGCCCATCAGCACCGGACCCAGCGCCTTGCCGATTTCATCCGACACGAGCTCGATGAAGCCCTCGTCCCATTGCGCCGGATCGAGGATCTGCCCGGTGTAGACGAGGAGCGCGTTGGCGACGTTGGTCAGGATGACCTTGCGCGTCGGCAGGAAGCCGATGTCGTTGTCGATGGAGAACCGCTCGTAGCGCGGATCGTAGTTCGGAATGGCCATCGGGGGCCGCTTGACGCCGCGGATCTTCACCGCATCCTGCGGATAGGCGTATTCGAACTTCCACGGCAGGCTTGGGTAGGCCGGCGTCCACGGGACGGTGACATAGGACGGCGGCGCCCGCTTGAGAAGGATGCCCTGAATGTTGCGCTCCGCGAAGTCCCAATCCCCGGTGTAGAGGGTGTGGTCGCGGATTTCGGAGTAGCAGTTGAGCGCCGCGCGCGACGCTCGCGAGCCGTCGTAAAGATCGACAACGGTCTGGTTGTAGCCGATCTTGGCGAGGCCGATGTTGACGACGTCTTCGGCCCTTTGGACGGTGGTGGTCATCCGTTTATCTCAGCCGCCACTTTGATTTCGGACACTTCAATCTCCTCCAAGAGCTTCATCATGTTGGCGTCGGTCTCGATGAGGGATTTCAGGTTCTTGCCAAGCGCCCCGGCGAACGCCTCGAGGAACAGGGTGTCCCACTGCGCCGGGTCCGTGACCTGCGCGGTGTAGACGAGGGTGGCGGCCGGGAAGTAGCTCCAGATCACCTTGCCCTTGACCGGGTCGTCGCCAATCACCCAGAGCGACGGGATCGGGTTCAGGGGATCGTAGCCGACAGGCTTGAGCATTCGGATCTGGATGGCGTCGACTGGATAGACGAAGGCGGAAATCCACGGGTAGGGCGCCATCACCCCGGCCAGCACCGCCATGACCTCCTTCTGGGCGAAATTCCACATCGAGTAGCGCAACATCGAGTCGCGGGTCTGGCCATAGACGTCGAGCGCCTTCTTGGCCGCCATCGAGCCGTCGTAGAGGCTACCGATGCGCGAGCGGAAGCCGATCTTGGCCAGCGCGTAGTTGCAGATGTCGTTCGGGGTGGTCAGGGTGACGGCCATTCAGGAGAAGACCCCATGAACAGGTTGAGGAAGGCGGCGTTCGCGACCCGCGTGGTGCGCCAGCGGGACCGGGCGAAAGCCGCGCGGCTGAGGAAGATCGAAACCCAGCTTTTCATCGAGAGCATTGAGCGGCGCACGAAGGACACCCTCGAACTGGGGAAAATGCTGCGCGAAGTCCACGGCTCTCCGCTAAACATCGACACGCGCGGCGCCGAGCTGGACCATCGTCCCAACTTCTTCGAACAGGCTCTGCGCAAGGTCGGGCTTGCCTAGCAGCGAGATGGCGAATTCAGCCGCGAGATAGCGGACCACGGTCGAGCGGAAAATCGGATCCCATGTGGTCTCGATTGGGTTGCCGTTGAAGACCGCGACGGCGTTGGCGAGATTTGCCCAGATCACCGAAATGCTGTTCTGGATCGCGCCGCGCACCCAGTTGGTCGGCACCGGGTTGAGCGGGTCGGCCAGCGACGGCGGGATGATCTGCCAGATCTGCACGCAATTGGCCGGGAAGGCGTATTCGAAGCTCCACGGGAACGGGGCCGGGTTGCCGGTGAGAACGAGCGCGACCGTGGTGCGGGCGAAGTCCCAGTTGTTCATGCGCGCGACCGCGGCGATTGACGGCGCGTAGATGAGAGCCGCCGACTGACCAGCCGTCGAGCTGTCGAAACTGGGCGCGGTCCCGGTCACGGGCGGGCCGTCGAAGCCGATCAGTTGCAAGCTCTCGTTGACCAAATCCGCGCTTACGGTCATGGCTCAGTCCGGTACGAAGGGGGTGGGCGCGACGTAGAAAGTCCCTTCCGCCGCGGCGGTGAAGGGCGTGGTCGCCTCCCAGCGGTAGTTCCAGAGGCCGACTTCCGGGATCGCGGTGACGATGGCCCAGGTGTAGACCCCCGGCGACGGGTTGCCGAAGCCGGTGATGATGTCGATTTCCAGCCCGGCCGGCGTCAGGATGCGGGCCTTGAGCGTGGTCGCAGCTTGTGGAACGAGCGTGGTCGGATTGGCGAACGCGACGCCAATGATGACCGTTTGGCCTGGCACATAGACGTTCATGCGTAATCCGATGCCGCTGAAACGATGAAGGCGATGTCGCTTGCGACCGCCATCACCAGAGCGTTGTCCTCTGCGGTCGCTTGGACGAGGTCCGGGCTGGTGATCCTCGTCCCTTCGTGGTCGAACGCTCGCGCGCGGACGAGAGGGGTGTCGGACGCGACGGCGGTGGACGGCTCCGCGGTTGGCAGGCGGAAGGCCAGCAGGAGGCCGCGCGCCGCCGTCCTCGCCAAGCCATAGGCGAGAAGATGCCCGTTGAACGGACTGATGAGCTCGCCAAGCCCGGACGATATGGCCTTGCCGCGCCCGGCCAGAGAGGCAGGCCCGGAGCCGAAGATCGTAGCGAGCCCGGACGTTATGGCCCTGCCGCGCCCGAATAACCCCGTTCCAACTGCCGCCGCTGCGGCGCCGAAGGACATGGCTCGCCCGCGCGCCGCCAGCAGCACTGCGGGGATGGCCGTCGCCAGCACCGCCCGCCCGAACGACATCGCAGCGCCGGACCCCGACAGCGGTTGTGGGGTAGCGCCAGCGACCGACGCCCATTCCTCGAGCGCGACTTGCGTCACCTGCGCGAGCGCGAGCGGCGCGACCCACTCTTCGACCGAGACTTGGGTGACTTGCGCGACCGCCGAAAATCCGAACTGCTCGACGGAGACTTGCGTGACCTGGGCGGAAAGGTTGGTCAGATTACCGAACTGTTCGACCGAAACCTGCGTGTCGCGGGCGAACGTGGTCGAGACGATGGTCAGCGTCGGCGTCTGAGTGTAGGTGTTTGCTACGCTCCCATTCGGATAAATGCGGAAGGCGTAGGTGTCGCCGTTGGCGATTTGCAACGACTGGAACTCGATCCCGAATTCGATTTCGGTGTAGTCGCCAGTCGTCAGAATAAAAGCCGAAGTCGCTCCGGTGAAGTCGTACTGACCGTTCTGGAAGACCCCGCTCGCGCCGGTCAGGAGGCTTGAGCTGATCGCTGAATTGTCGGCGCTCGCGCCCCCGGTGGCGTCGGTCGAGTAGACCGGGTTTGCGCCAACAGAGTTTGGAATTAAGGCATAGGCGCCCGCGTTCTTCGATACGAAAAGTTGGTAGGTGATGCTGGCTGTACTTGTCGCGCCAGTGTTTGCGAGCGCAAACCTTATCCTGAATGCAACCCCATTCGGCGGCGTGGCGACGGCGTTCTGAGCCGCGAGCCAGACCGGCGTGCCGCCTTGCGCGGCGGTGGCGTCAGTCCTGATCCGAAAGGCTTGCTGGTCGGTGTTGACGGCCATGTCATGCGATCAGTTTCGGCCCGATCTGAACCACATCGACCGCCGTGGGAGCCCACGCCAAGCCGGTATTCGGATCGACCATGTCCGTCCGCCAAGCCCATTGAAAGCCAGAAGGCGTCAGCACCAGGTTAGGCGTAGCCACGGTGGTCGCTCCGCTCTTCAACTGAACGCCCAGAACCCTGGTCCCCGCATCAGACTTCATCGCGTAGGCGCGGAGGACCGTAGCAATCACGGAGGCCGGGACCGAAGGGATCGAGGCGATGCTGTAGAAGTCCGTGTCGCCGGGATTGCTGTCGTAGATGTAGCTCGTCAGGCCGTCCTCCTGCGGCTCATTGACCAGATCGGCATTGTTGGTCGTGTTTATGAACGTGGTCCCCGCCATGATATTGTTGACGCTCAGGCTCGACGGGTTCGCCACCGGGAAACTCGCGTAAGACGTCGAGTTGATGACGCTCGTTGCATTGCTTCCCGCCTGCGCCGAGAACAGGCTTGTGACCGTCGCGTCGACGGACCATGCGATCCAGATTTTCTGCCCGGCCGTGACGGCGACAGGCGGCGAAAAGGTGAAGGTCGCTGGCCCAGCCGCCGGATTGGTGATGATGGCTGTCGCCGTGCCGAGTATCGACCCCGGCACCCCAGCGTTGTCGGCAAAGATGGCGCCCTTGATGTTGACGGTGGCGCCAGTCGTGATCGTGGTCTGAAACGATGCAACGCTTCCAGCGTAGGGCATCGTCTGCTGAAGATACCATGATCTATTGGCCGTCGAGTTGTAGGCAAGGCCACCCGCTGTCACCACGTTGCGCGTCGTGCCTTTCGAGAACTGGACGCTCTGGTCGATTGCGGGCATCCGGGCATAGCAGCGAAGGTCTCCGAGCCACGTCCCGGTCGCCGCGCCGCTCTGCCAGAAGAAGTCCTCGAAAAGTTGGGAGGTCAGATTGTTGCCTTGGCCAAGGATGATCTTATTAGCGTAGTTGTTTGCCGAGACAGGGCGTGTGTTCAGGCTTCCCAGCGCATGGTCGTTGACTGTGTTCCCGTTCTTGCGCACCGCCCAGCTTCCGGTGGTGTTGTTGATGACGACCTCGAATTCGAAGCCGTACCAAGTATTGGCGACCGGGGCGGCGCCGGTATAAGTGTCGAGGATCGTTCCAGCCGGCCCGCCGGAGGTCAGCACAATATCGCCATTGCCTTTGAAATTGATGGTGCATTGGGCCGTCGCCCCATCGTACAGCGTGATGGCGTTGGCGAGCTGGGTAAGGGCGATGGATGCCGTTTGCAGGAAGGAAAGAACGAAGTGATGCACCGGGTCGTTGACGCCGCTGGTCTTTGCAAGCTGCGGCGTGACCGAAGGAAAAGAGATGGCGCGGCTTCCGGTGAACCGCCCAGCGACTAAGCTGAGATTGGCGACCCCAGTCGACGCAACATCCCAATAGCCGCCGTTGAGCATGTCGAGGGGGGAGGTATAGAGGTCGAAGCTGTCGCCAAAATTCCAAGTCATGCGATCACCTTCGGCCCGATCTGGAGCGCATCGACTGCCGCCGAGGCCCATGCCGCACTGGTGTTCGGATCAACGAGGTCGATCCTCGACGCCCACTGGAAGCCAGAGTTCGTCAGGACTATCGTTGGCGAGGCCGATGTCGTCACGCCGCTCTTATTTTGCACCGCAGCGGTGCGCGTCCCGGCGTCGGACTTCGTCATGTAGCCGCGGGTGATGACGGCGGCGGTGGTGATCGTCAGGCCTCCTGTCGAGGCTATGCCGTAGAAATCCGCGTCGCCGGGAGTGCTGTCGGAGACGTAGGTGGTGAGCCCGTTCTCCTGCGCCTCGTTGACGGAGGAGTAGTTGTCGGTCGGCGTGATGTTGAGCGTGATGATGACATTATTATCGACAGCGAGCCCAGTGGGGTTCGACACCGGGAAGCTGGCGTAAGACTGGGTGTTGTGCTTGGCGGTGCTTGCGCTGTTTTGGTTGAACGTCCCGGAAGTCGTGTCGCTGTCGAAGCCGATCCAATAAGTCGTGTTCTGAACGAGGGCGACCGGCGTCCCGAACGTGATCGCATTTATCCCAGTTGCCGGGTTAACGATGACGTTGGCCGAGCCAAGGACCGTTCCAGGGTTGCCTGCATTGTCCGAGAAAATTGAGCATTTCAGGTTGCCGGTGTAGCCCGCCCCCAGAGACACAGAAGCAGTCCCGAGCGTGCCGTTTACCGCCAAGACGAAAGATGTGTATCTGGCAAGTCCCGCAGTTATAGCTCCGGTGTTGAAAAAGACGTAGGGCGTCGTTGAGTACGGCAGCGGAGTGAAGTGGATGCTCTGGTCGCTGGCGGGCATCCTCGTGTAGGAGCGAAGCTCGCCCAGCCAGTTTCCGGTCGATGCGCCGCTCTGCCAGAAGAAGTCGTCCATTATATGATTGCTAAAGGCTGTATTTTGATTGAGTGTAATCTTATTAGCGTAGTTGTTTGCTGTGCCGCCGCGTGTATTGAGGCTTCCTAAAGAATGGTCGTTGACGTTATTCCCATTTTTACGGATCGCCCAGCTTCCGGTGGTGTTGTTGATGACGACCTCGAATTCGAGCCCATACCAAGTGCTGATAGCCCCTATTGCTCCCGTGTATGTATCCAGTGTAATTCCGCTGTTCGGAGCCCCCGAAGTCAGTAGAATTGTTCCGTCTGAGCGGAAAACAATGGAGCATTGTGCCGTAGCTCCGTCGAATAGCTCGATGAACAACCCCAACGTAGATCCAGCGAGCGCCCCGCCAGTTTGTTCAAACGAGAACGCAAAGTGATGCACGGCATCATTCTGGCCGCTTGTTTTAACCAGCGTGTTGTTGTTGTTTGAGAACTGAACGGCTCGACTGCCCGTAAAACGACCTGCTACCAACGCCCAATTAGCGCTGCTATCCCAGTATCCGTTACCCGCATCGGCAACGGCGGCGTAGAGGTCGAAGCTGTCGCCAAAATTCCAGGTCATCGGGCGTTAAGCCGCAGCGAGGACGAGGTTGCCTGGCGTGCCGCCCGGGAAGCTCACCGCGAGGCCAATCGAGGTCAGCGCCTGCTGGGTGATCTGCCGGACGTTGCAAGCCGAGGGCGCCGCGGTGGTGACGCCGACGTTGAAGGCGTCCGACGAGAGGCCCGCGACGGTGTAGGCCTGATACTGGGTCAGAGCCGCAGGCAGCGCGCCGCCGTATTCCGCCGTGAACACCACCGCGGCGCCGTTGGCGAGGGCCGGGTTCGATCCTGCCGTCATGCCATTCGCGGTGATGACGCCGGGCGCGGCCTGAGTGATCGTGCAGGGGAACCACGGGTCGTTGCCGAGGAAGTCCCAGTAGAGAAGATTGCCTCCGGTGATCGCATCGAAGAGACCCCAGGCGACGACCGTCCCCCAGCTTGCCGCCGTGGTCCCGAAGTTGAGCGAATTGGCGTTGCTGATGAGCGACGGGATCGCGCTCGAGGCGGCGTTCCAGTCGGTGGCGGAAGTCTGGAAGCGGGCGTAGCCGGACCCCGAGACTTCGGTGAACCCGCTTCCCGCATCGGTGCCGACGACGGTGAACAGCGCGGCCCAGACGTGGCCCGGGGACGGCAGCGCGGGCATCGCGGCCTTGCCGGTGATGTATTGCAGGAGGTTTTGCGCGGTGGCGGTCGCCATGCCGGTCATGGGGGTTTGTCCTCAGTAGGCTTGGCACTTGAACTGGATGACGTCGGTCGAGCCGCTGGTGGTGCCGGCGATGGTGAAGGTGGCGCCCGTGACCGTGCTGGAGGTCTCGTTGACGAGGTTGGCGGGCGTGGTCCGGTTGTTGGCGGTGCAGACGTAGCCGGTCGGCACGGTCGGCAGCGAGGAGAGGGCGATGGTATTCCCCGCCGCGCACGCGCCGGTCAGGGTGATGATGCCGACGCTCGCGCCGCCCGTGGCCGCGCCCGCGCAGGTGCCGCCCGAGCCGGTCGCGGTCGGGTGCGTCCCGGCAGCGATGTAGGTTCCTGCGATCTGGAGCGACGGCGAGATGAACTTGAGCCCGGAGCTTTCCTGAAGGACAGTTCCGGTGTCGAACGGGATCTGGTTGGCGGCGCCGCCGCTCATCGTGGTCGTGCCGACGACGAGGCCGGAACACGGCAGGGTGGTTCCCTGGATGCCGGAGGACGACCAGTTGAGGCAATTGCCTACGATGGGCGAGCCGTTGAGGACGGGATGCCCGCCCGACGTGTTGGTGGCGGTTCCGAGCGCGGTCGCAACCCCTGTGCCGAGGCCTGAGACGCCGGTCGTGATCGGCAGGCCGATGGCGTTGGTGAGGATGCCGGACGCAGGCGTGCCGAGCGCCGGGGTGACGAGGGTCGGGCTGGTGGCGCGGACCACGTTGCCGGATCCGGTGGTTGGCAGTTCGCCTAGGACGCCCGCGTTGTTGTATTCGATATTCCCGGTCGCGCCGCCGCTGATCGTGGTCGTGCCGAGGGTGAGGCCGCCGGAGCATCCCTGGCCGGAGTCGGTGATGCCCGGCCCCCATATCAAGCACCGTCCGGTGTTGATTGGACCGTTCTGGGCGGTGACGGATCCGTTCAGGCCGATATTGACGCCGAGCGCGGCCGGAACGCCGGTTCCTAAGCCGGTGATGCTGGCGCGCGGCAGATTGATGGTGTTGCTCAGATCGCCCGATGACGGCGTGCCGAGCGCGCCGCCGTTGGTTACAACGGCCCCTGCGATCCCGACGTTGATCCCGAGCGCGTTGACGACGCCAACTCCGGTCGCGGTGGTGGCGGGAGCGCCCCCAGCCCCGCCGCCGACGACGAGGTTGCCTCCAATGAGAAGCGCGGAAGGCGAGAGGGTGCCGCTGTTGCTGAAATAGGGGATGGCGCCGCTGACCCCGCCCGTGACCGTGGCCGGGAAGGCGATGGCCGCGCCACTGCCCCCGCCTGCTGGGAACGAGACGCCGTTGATGTTGAAGTTGAGCGGGATCTGCGCCGCGCCGCCCGCCGCGCCGAACACGATTTCGCCGGACCCGTTGGCGTTGGGAGAGAAGCAGAGATAGTGGTAGCCGGTGAAGGTGGTGGTCGGGTTGGCGTCGTAGTCGCACCAGTTCGTGCCGAGCGGCCCGGTCGGGCTCGCCGGGGCGATCAGGAGCATTTCGCTGATGCCCTGCGTCGATGCGCCGCCGCCTGCCGCACCGCTGTCGATCACCAGGGGGACGCTCGAGCCCCCTCCGGGGAAGTAGGCCGGGACATGCCCTCCCTTCCAAGGGCCGGACTGCTGCAAGGTTTGCGCGCCAGCGATGGTCGAGGCGAGGAGCGCGGCGAGGAGCGCGATACGGGAGAGGGCGTGTCTCATGTGTTTCCTATGAAGCCGCAGAGCGCGAAGGTCGGGATGGGCGGGGCGTTCGAACTGGGGAGGATGAAGACGCCAGCGGGCTTGAAATTGGCCCCTCCGGGGTCGCCCTGAATGGGGACCGATGTCGATTGCCAGCTATTGCCGCCGTCGCCGGACCAGTCGATGGTGTAGTTCGGTTGCTGGACGCCGCCCTTGTAGGCGCGATAGACAGCCGCCAGCACCACCGCGTCGGGGGTTATGGCGCACCGCTCGATGGCTTGCGTCGCTAGGTTGGGGAGGGTGATAGGCTCCCATGTCACGCCGTAGTTTCCCGAGCCCCAGGCGCCGCCGCTTTCGGTGACGCCGTTGTCGAGGCCAGCGGTGAGGAACAGCACCTGTCCGTCGATGCTCGCTGAAATCCAGAGCATGGCGGGGGCGGCGCCGAGCGCGATGGCGGCGTCGAAGGTGTTCCAACCCGATCCGCCGTTGCTCGACGCCCACGCCTGGGCGAAGCCCGTGGCGGGATTGCACGCCGACACGGCGACGACCAAGCCATCGGCGCTGGTGACGACGTTGACGACGGCGCCGGCTGGCGCGGTCATGCTCGTCGCAAGCTGGACCCAGGTGACGCCGCCGTCCAAGCTCTTCCAGGTCTGCCCGCCGTCCTGCTGGATATAGACGGTCGAGCCGCCCGCGCCGAACGCTGGCGAGCTCCATGCCTGTCCGCTTCCAGACGGGAGCCCGGTGATGTTGGAGAAGCTGCCCCCGGTGTTGATGGAGATGATCGGCGGGGTCGAGGGGCTCCCCCGGTCGGTGAAGATCATGGCCTGGCCGCGCGCGGTCAGGCCACAGGACACGAACTGGATTGCCGGGTTGCCGAACGCATGGACAGGCGCGGCGGCGATCCCGGTTGGGCCGGCGGCGAGGATGTAGGACGACGGGGTTGCGCCGCCCGGGGTCGCATTCAAGCCGAGGATGGTGGCGTAGTCGGCGTCATTGATCGCCATGCGGACCTCTGGCCAGAGGTCGAGGTTAGTGGCGGCGCCGCTGATCGTGTACGCCCAACTCGCGAACAGTTCGTCGGTCGAGTAGTAGAAATGCCCTCCGGTATCCATGAACAGGATTTGATAGTCGGGGACAGGCGTGGCGAAGGGAGAAACGCCTCTGGAGAACGCCCGTCTGGAGGGGGCGGATCCTCCGGCTGGGAGGATCAGACCGCGGGTGCGCGAAAATGTTCTCCTTGGAACGACGAGGCGCGGCACGCCGCGGAGGGAAGGGCGCTCCTCCGGGCCGATGAAACTGCATGGCGTAACGACGGTCGCGCCGTTGTAGATGATGACGATGCCGCCGTCGCCTCCCGGCCCGCTATAGACGCCGCCGTTGCCGCCAACGCCGCCGCCACCGCCTCCCCCCCCTCCTCCTCCTCCTCCCAGCAGACCGCCAGGCCCGCCGCCGCCACCAAAGCCGCCTCCGAACAGGGAGCGAATGCCGCCCGCACCGCCGCCGCCAGAGCCCGGGCCGTACCATGTCTCGCCCGACAGCCATAGCGGTTCGGTCGATCCGGCCCCGCCAAAGCCGAAGCCGTACATGGCATGGCCGTCTGGACCGTTGACGCCGCCCAAGCCGCCCCCGCCGCCGCCCCCGCCAGAACCTTGCGAGCCCGGGAGGCCAGGACCGTTGACCCCGGTGGGCGGGCGGGTGTCGAAGGGGCCTCCTAAGCCGCCAGCGACCCCCGTCCGCGAAGCGCCGCCAGGCCCGGCGAGGGCGAAGCCTGGAGTGATGAGGGCGACGTCATAGGTCGCGGCAGGCGGGTTTGGCGCAGTTCCGCCGCCATCGGCCCCGCCGCCGCCCGCGCCTGATTGGGTGGTGTTGGCGTAGGCCGAGCCACCGTCGCCGCCCGGGCCAAATGGTCCGGCCGCGCCGCCCCCGCCTCCGCACCCGCCTGCGAAGGTGTTGAAGGTAGCGCCATTGCCACCGTTGCTCGCGGTCGCGGACGGCGTGCAGCGGATGGCGGCCCCGCCGATGTTGTTCTCGATCCCGGCGCCGCCGGGACCGTAATTCCAGCCCGCGAAGTCGGCCCGGATGTAGTAGGGGTCGGTCGGCGTGCCGAAGGTGCTGGGCCAGCCAGCCATGCCCCAGAAGCCGCCGCCTGTTCCAGCAGCGCCGCCCTTGCCGGGCGAGACCGGGATGATGGCGCCTGGCGTCAGTTGGACATTGGTGCGGAAGGCGTGCGCCCCGCCACCGCCCGAGGATGACGACGGCCCATAGCCCCCACCGCCGCCTGCGCCGACGCCATGAACTTCGTTTTCGTCGTTGCTCCAGTCAGACGGAACGACCCAGTTGATGACGGTCCCGCCGGGAGCCCCCGGTGGAGGAAGGAGAACTATGACCTTTCGCGTCATCAGTATCTACGGCTTTTGGCCTTTGTGTCGTCCTCGTCCTCATCGACCTCGTCATCCTCGCTTTCGATGCTCATGTCCTCGATCTGCAATTCGACCCGGCAGCACTTGTCGCCGCTGGCGCTCTGGCGATGCGAGACGGAGGTGACGCGGGCCATGGCGAACAGGTGGACGAGGCCGCCGATTTCCGCCTCCTTCGGGTCGAGACCCAGCTTTTCGAAGTCCTTTTCGGTCAGCGAGAGGCACAGGCCGCACGGATAGTCCGGCTTCCTCGACATCGGGATCGGCATAGCCATGTCGAGCTTTTGCTCGTCATCGAGCTCCATCGAGGTCAGGTGGCGCATGGGCGTCAGGCTCCGGGGGGTGCGGCGGGCGGGGCTTGCGGTACGGCCCCAGCGGCGGCGGGAGCGCCCGGTGGCGCGGCGGCGACTGCGCCTGCGGCTGCCGGATCGCCTGGAGGGGCGGCGGCTGCGGCCCCGGCGCCGGGCGCGGGCGGGGCTTGCGCCATCATTTCGGCCATGTGCTTGGCGGCCAATTCCTTGTGGCTCTTCTGGTGGCGCTCGTGCATCGACCTGTGCTGTTCGCGGTGGCTGCCGTGCAGATCGCGCCGTTCGGTCTCGTGCATCTTGTGCATCCCGTCGCGTTCGGCGTTGTGGCGGGTGTTGATGTCGTCGCCGCCCGCGCCGCCGCCGTTCTGGACTTCGGAGGACTCGCCCTTGGGCTCCGACTTCGGTTCTGCCTTGGACTCCTTCGTCTCTTTCTTGTGGTCGTAGAGGGGCGACTTGCGCTTTTCGTCGGCCATGTGGGTGGCTCCTTTCAGCCTATCGGGATGCTGTCCGCGATCACGGGCGATCTGGGATTGGTGTAGAGGGGGTTCGGGCGGCGCGCGGGCTGCGCAAACTGCGAGGCGCCCGTGCGGGCGGTCTCTTTCGCGAGCGCGCTCGAATAGCCTTGCGAGAATTTCTTGAGGTTGGAGCGCCCGCTCTCGATGCCTCCGGGGAGGCTGGTCCACTGCGAGCGTAGCGCGCTGGCGACCTGGGACAGCTTGCCGGGGTTCTTGAGGTCGGTTGCGAGGTCGCGGCCCTTGTACTTGGCGGCGTAGGTTTCCTGGGCGAGGTTCCACGCCGCCTTGTCCTGGCTCTCAGGTGAAAAGTCCTTGAGGTTCAGCTTCTGCGCCTGATCGGCGTAGGTGGTGGAGAGGAACTGGTAGCGCCCGGCCGCGTTCGACTGCTTGCCCCGGTTGGGGCCGGACGTGATCTTGCCGTAGGTGCCGGGGTGCTGGCTGAAGTCCTCGAAATCCGGCTGGTTGAAGCGCTGGGTGTAGCTGCCGTTGCTTTCGAAGCCCTTGGACCCGATGACGCCGAGGAGCGCGCGGCCTTCGGCGGGGATGGACTGGTTCTGGACCGGGGCGTAGCTGGGATCGGCGGCGGCGATGCGGCGGGACGCAGCGAGGCCCGCGCCTTGCGGATCCCACGGCGATCCGGTGACGGACGGCGGGGTCAGCGCTGGCGGGGCGACGCTGGGGAGCGGGACCGGCAGCGGAGCGACCGGGGGCGCGACGGGCGCGATGCCGGTGATGGCGTTCGGATCGTCGGCCATGGACCTACTCCGGCGACCTTGGGTTGTCGTAGAGCGGCGAGCGCTTGCGCGCCTTGGGCGACAGCCCAGGCTCGATGAGCTGGATGTCGCCGCGCCGCTTCTTCAGGCCCTTGAGGGCTTCCGCCCCCTCGTCCACCGTCCCGAAGGTCTCCTTCTGCGTCTGCGCCTTCGACAGCCTCGCGTTCAGCGCCTGTTCGTCCGCGTCGGTCTGGTCCTTGGCGTCCGGCTTGGCGACCATCATGGGCTCCGCGGGTGATCGTGCAGGGGCGACTTCTTGCGCCGCATCCCTTCGAAGGTCAGCGCGAGGCGGGCGCGCTTGCCGGTCGTGCCGGGCGCGTCCTTCTTCTCCTCGGCATATTCGTGGACGGACTTGCCAGCCTTGTCGGCTTGGGCGGTGAAGGCTCCCTTTTTCAAATGCGCCTTCTGGATCCACTTCTTCTTGGCCATCGGCGTCGTCCTCGAGGCTAGGTCTGCGATGGTGAGACTAGGCATTGCGCTCGAACCGCTTGCACCAGCCGCCGGGGGCGATCCGGCCCGAGACGATGGCGCAGCCTTGCGGCTTCTGGAAATGGCGGCAGAGCTCGCACCGCTCGCTGCGGACCATGGCGTGGTCGGTGTAGTCGACCGAGCTTTTGGCTTCTTTGTAGAGCGGGCTCACGGCGAGCGCGGGTGGGAGTGCAGTGGCGACTTCTTGCGCTTGCCCGCCTCTTCCACCCGCAGGATCGGTTCAGCCACCTTCGCGTCCTTCTTGGCGGCGCGCTCTTTGTCGGATTTCTTGGGGTGGGCGTATTCGCCCAGGTTCTCGATCATGGGCTTCTCGGGTGGTCGTGGAGGGGCGAGCGCTTGCGCATCGCCTTGTTGCCTGCGGCATTGGCGATGCGGATGGCCTTGCCTTCGTCCATGCCCGCGTTGACCATGCCGGTGGCCATGCGGGCGGCTTTGGCCGCAGCGGCGCCCTTGAGCTTCTTGTTATGCTTGGACGCGAAGCTGGCGCCGGTCGGCCAAGGCATGGCTTACCCGACGATGGTGTAATTGTAGGTAGAAGTATCGCCCGCAGCCGCCTTGACGGAAAAGCCGGTGCCGGGGGTGACGGCGGACAGGAATGGCGCCCCAGCCGGCGTCCCGCCGATGGTCTTGAGGGTGAAGAAAATCTGCGAGTTGGCGGTGACGGCCGTGTTGGACACGACGACCGCGGTGGCGCCGTTGGCGACGAAGGTGCCTTTCGAGGTCGAGGGGGCGAGGAAGGCGGACACCGGGGCGACGACCATCACCGGGCCGCCATTGTCGACCTCGACCAGTTCGGTGCCGACGAGCGAAGTGAGGATCGGCGTGCCGGAGCTATAGACTTTGGGAGCGGCCATGAGGGTGAGCCTTTCAGGGTTTGGAGGGGTTCAGAACTGGGCGAACGCGACGGATCCCGACATCTGGACCGCGGCGGACGTGACGGCGCACAGCGCTTGGCCGGCGAGGGAGGCGTTCAGGGGAACGATCAGGACCGGGCCGAGCCCGCCGCCGTTGTCGAGGCGGGTCTGGGCGACCAGCGGATAGGGTCCGGTCAGCGGCTGGGGGTTGGTGGCGCAATTGACGCCGGTCCCATACTCGAGGGTGAAATTGCCGGTCCCGCCCCCCAGGAGATCCCAGTGCATGATGTAGATGACCTTGCTTCCCGAGGCCGCGATGAGCTGGGTCGTCGTCGCGGTGGAAATGTTGATCGGGATGGTGTTCGTGGTCTGGATCGGCGGGGTCACGAACTGCTGCGCTGCGGCGGGCCAGACGCAGGCGAGGAGGGCGAGGGAGGCGGCGAGGCCGCGGCGCAGGATGTTCATGGCTCAGAGCCCCGAGACTTCGGCGGGCGGGGCGATGGTGCCGAGGACGTGGGTCAGCCTCGTTCGCCCGCGCGCGTTCTGGTGGCGGATGTTCAAGCCCTGGTAGGGGGCGTCGAACTGCGACGGGGCGGGCTGCGCCCGTTCGGCCCGTTTCGGACCCCGGACGTTGAGGCCGCGCTGGAATTCGGCCAGTTTCTCGACCCGGCTGACCGTCCCCATGTTGCCGACGCTGTCGAGGAAGGCCTGCTTGATTTCCTTGGCGACGTCGTTGAGGGGGATCATGACGTGGTTCGGGACGCCCGGCCAGTCGATTTCGGTGGCCTGACGGACGTGGTCGCTGTCGTCCCAGGTTTCGACCACATAGGCCTCATCGAGGTAGACCGGCTTGATGATGCGGTAGGTCGGGATGCGGCCTTCCTCGCTCGCCTTGCGGATCAGCCCGATCATGCGTTCGTGGGCCTCGTCGCGCGCACGCAAGACATCCGGGGCGACCGGCTTCTGCACCCCGATGCCCTGCGCCGAGATGTCGGCAAAGGCCATCGACAGGTTCTCGATCATCGCCTTCATGCTGGCATCTGGCTTGACCGAGGCGGGGGCTTCTTCGGGGGCGGCGTTCTCGACCGCCTCTAGCAGCTTGGCCTCCAGTTCCGCGAAGCGTTCCGCCACCTTGGCCTCGACCAGCGCGGCGAACATCGCCTCGTCAACGACGGGCTGGGTGGTGGTTCCGTTGTCCATGATCCATTCTTTCTGAAAGGGAGGGGTTCACGGCGGGTTGACTTAAAAGTCAACAACCCCGCCGCGGGAGCCATGGACGCCAGTCCGAAGGGATTGGCGTCCCTGAGATTTACGCAACCACGAAGTTCTTGGCGGCGTTGGCGACGGAGTAGTCGTCCCGGCCTTCGGTCGGCAGCGCGTAGGCGATGGCGCCAGCGGTGTAGGTGCCGGCGACGACGAAGCTCAACCGGAGGTAGCGGGGCCGCAGGTTGAACGGGAACGGCGGCAGCCAAGGCAGGCGGAAGATGACCTGATTGGCCCCGAGCGCGGCGGTGAGGATGAGCCCGCTTTCCGCGAAGGTGTTCCAGGAGCCAGCCGCGTAGCCGCCGCCCGCGCCGGTGTCGATGGCGCCCTGAAGCTGGACGTTGATGGAGGTTCCGCCGCCGGAGAAGGCCACGTTTCCGGTCGCGACCGCGAGCTCCATTCTCGTGCGACCGACGCCCATGGCGTCGGCGGCTCCGTAGACGGCGGCGGAACCGATGATGTTCTGAGGCGGCTGCCCGACGCCGGGGCCGAGGAGGTCGACCACGCCGGAGTTGATGGTGCCGGTGGTGATGGCGAGCGGGGTGCCGTAGGGGACAAAGGCGATGAGTGCGTCAACGCGCATGGGGGTATTCCTTGTTTTGGAAGGGGTAGAAACCGGCAATGAAGTGGTTCGTTGCCGAAACGAAGTGGTTCGTTGCCGAAACGAAGTGGTTAGACGACCGGGGCTTCGGTGTTGAGGATCTGGTCGCAGATCTTGATCGGGATCTGCCGGAAGCCGTCGACCACGCGCCCGTCGTAGTCGTTGATGGTGGCGAGGACGTTCTTGTTTCTCATCGCCTGCACATCCATCCAGTGCCGGAGCGTCCGGTTGACGGTGATGACCGGCCTGACCGAGGGGTGGGGATCGTTGGGGGCGTCGAGCTTGGAAATGCCGCTCGCCTTGCCGATGGCCGGGATCAGGAAGACGATCTGGGCGAGGGTGGCGAAGATGTCCGGGGGCGAGGACGAAGCGAGCCCGCCCGCGGTCGCGGTGGTGTCGACGTTGGCCCAGCGGACGGCCTGTCTCCAGTCCTGCGGGCAGACGCCCATCTGGTGGCGGAACCACGAGGTGAAGGCCTCGAACCGGTTGCCAACGCTGTCGAAGCCGGGGACGGTGTCGCCCTTGTCCTCCTGCGCCAGGCCCGCCTTGGAGCCGCGCGGGAAGACCGAGAAGATCGTCCGCTCGCCATGGCACAGGAGCCACATCGAGGTATTGGACGACCCGCCGCCGCCGCCGCTAAGGACGTTGGCCCCGTTCTGCGCGTTGGCGATGGTATTGTAGAAGCCGGAGAGCCCCATGAACTGGGCCGGGACGATCACGGTGTTGCCGTAGAAATAGGTCGCGGCCATGGTCTGGCCGAGGCCTTCGATGAAGCTCACGTCCTCGTTTTCGCGGAACAGCGCGATGTCGCCGCTGTCTTCCGCGATCAGGCGGTCGACCTGCGAGTATCCCTCGAGCGAGCCGAACGCCACCCGGGCCTTGCCGGTGGTCGACTTGCCGTACGGGACGCCCTGGTTGGCCTGGCGCCACGAACCCATCGGGATGGACTCGCGGAAGACGAATTCGTGGCCTCCCATTTCGTTGGCTTCGACATGGACCATGTCGTCCCAGATGTCGTTCGACTGGGACATCATTTCCGCGATATAGGCTTGCTTGCTTTCCCGGCCCGCGGTGCGCGAGGCGAGGTCAGCGATGGTCGGCCACGAGCCAGTTGCCATGGTGGTTTACTCCTGATGCTTGGGTTGGTGCGCTTTATGAGCGCGGGTTGTCGTAGAGAACTGAGGCTCTTCGTCCGGGTCTCTGTCCGGCGTCCGGCGGTGGCTTGATGTCGACCGGCGGGTTGTTTGGTTCGGTGATGTACCGCGCCAAATTATGCGCCCAGCGCAGGAACCAGCGGTTGCTGCCGGCCCCGGTGCGCTCGAGCCATTCGTTCAGCCCGGCTGCTTCTTCCGCGTTGGTGAGGCCTCTGTCGCGCACCCTGGCGACAGCGCCCATCGCGGTTTCGAACCGGGGTCCGCCGATGACCGGGTCGGTCATGGCGGCGATCTGTTCCTGCTTCTGGTAGTCGTTCCAGACCTTGTGCTGGCGATCCGTGACCTCGGCGGCGTAGGCGCGCATCGCCTCGGTGTGCATGTCGAGGAGGGCCTGGCCGCGCTGCTGGGGGTTGAAGTCGGCTTTGGTCAGGATGTCCTTGAAGGTGGCGATCCGGTCCTTGCCTTGCTCGTATTCGGTCTGGAAGTCGTCGGGGATGGCAAAATCGGTAAACGAGAAAACCTCGCCCTGCGGTTCGGGGGTTTTCTCGGTTGTGGGTTCCGCGGCCGCGGGTTCCGCTTCGATTTTCGCCGGTTCCGGGGCTTTTTCCTCTTTTCCCTCGATTTTCGCGGCCGCCGGTTTTTCGGGTTCCGGGGGCTTGGCGGTGATTTCAGCCAGTTTGGCGACCCGGTCGGCTTCGGCGGCGGCGTCGGCTGCGGCCTTGCGGTCCTCGTACTGCTTGAGGAGGGTCGGCTCGCGTGCGGGCGGCTCCTCGACCTTCGGCGGTTCTGCCGCGACCGGCGCCGCAGAGCTTGCCGCCTCTGGGGGGACAACGGGAGGGGGTGGACTCTGCGGCGGGCCGCCAGCGACCGGAGAGGAAAGTTCGGGCGCGGCAGGGCTGGCCGGGGGCGGTGCGCCCTCGACCTTGATGGGTTCGTCAGCCATTTTTACCGGATTTCCTTGGTCTGGATGAACCGCGGGTCATTCTCGCGGTGCATTGCTGAGACGGCCAAAGGGTCCAGTCTCAGCCATGTGTGGTAGAGGTCGAGGCCGATTTTCTGTTTCCCGGCGATGAACCAGGTGGCCTCATGGTGGGGGAAGCCGGTCCCGGTGATGGCGAACGGCTCTTCGAAGGTGCGCGCGGACGTGAGGACGTTCCACAGGCAGCGGCGCCCGACTTCGTCGCCCAGCGCCGCCATCCACCAGTTGCGGTTCTGTTCCTCCTTGAGCTTCTGGGAGATTTGACGCTTTTTGGTTTTGGCCGGGTCGGCGGCGTCGGGAAGGTCGGGGTTGGCGCCCGATCCAATGTCGTCGTCGTCGTCAGCCAAAGGGAACCTCTCATGGGCAAGAAGTGGTTCACGATCCACGAATTGGGCGCGAAGCTCGATGCTGAACGGGTCGCGCGCGGCCTCAAGCCGATAACCCCAGAGGAGGCGAACGCCTTCTGGGACGAGTGGGTAAAGAGCCACCCTGACCCGGATCCGAAGGACTTCGTGTTCAAGGATCCCAAGCGCGGGATCAGGCGACCTTAGAGCCCGGAATGATGAGGCCGGAAGGCAGCTTCACCTGATAGTTGGACGGCTGGCGGACGCCGGGCGGCTCGAGCATCCGGGGCAGGATCATGCCGTTGCGGTTGGTTCTGGCGTGCCTGAGCGCGTTGATTTCGACCCCCATCTGCCGGAGATATTCGGCCAGCTTCATGAACAGCGGGTGCTTGACGCCTTCGGGGATCGACATGGCGGGTTTTGGCCTGCCGTCCGGGCCAGCCTTGCGCGGCACGCCGCGGAGCCAGTCGCCTGCGGCCTTGTGGCACGCTTCGCAGCGTAGCCCATGCTGGAGCCAGCGGGCGTCCTGGCGCATGTAGTGGACGATCCGGCACATGTCCTCGATCTTCTTGAGGTTGATGCGCAGCCGATGGTAGGTTGGTCCGCGCCTTCGGTTGACGGCGAGGTCTTCGCAGTCCGACGCCGCCTCGCCCAGGTGATCGGCAAGGAACGAGAACACTTCGACTTCTGACCACTCTCTCATGCGGGGCCGCTCATGCTGATTACGCCTTCCCGTCGCGGGTTCATCACCGGGTTGATGAGCCTCGTCGTCGCCGCCCCGGCGATTGTCCGGGCGCACTCGCTGATGCCGGTCAGGGCATTCGATGATCGTTTCGAGGCCTATACCTATGTCTTCGAAGGCCTGTCGCCGTGGCCGCACGCCGCCGGGGCGAAGAAGGTCAACGGCGTCTGGCGGCTTGTCAGCGCGTCGAACGCTCTCGCCGGGCCGATGCCGGACTTTATGAGGCCGCCGCCGCGGTCAAATTACCCGCATCAGCAGTAGCACCACCAGCACGATGACGAGGATGCCGACGACGCCGACGCCGCCGTGGCCGTAGCCATAGCCGTAGGGGGCGCCGATGTACGGGCCGCCGAGCCCGCCAAGCAGGACGATGACGAGGATGATGAGGAGGATCGTGCCGACGCTCATGGTCACTTCTCCCTCTTGCAGATCAGAAGCATCAGCATGGGATTGTTCCTGTCGGACCCCTTGATTTCGAAGATTTCCCAGCCTTCTTCGCCCAGTTCGTTCATCCATTCCTCGACAGCGGCGCAGTGTCTGTCGTCAATGGGGACTTCCCTGCGAAACAGAGCGTATTCCCACCGCTGCCTTTTCATGGGCTTCCCGTGACCCCTGCCGGGGTTCCCTGCTGCGATCCGCCGCGCCCGAGCAGCGCCGAGAGCGCGTTGTCCGGCCCGGTCGAGGTCTGGGAGAGGGTGTGCGCGGCCTGCACCGCGGCCATCGACTGCTGCATCGCCGCCTGGTCCTGGTGGGCCTTCATGTGGATCTGGTC